TTTCTCCATTCCTTCGACAAGGGTCTGCATCTTATTCTTGCGTTCATCCACGAGTGATGATTTATGTTCATGTGAGATGCCCTGCTTGCAGGTCGGACAGTCTTCCGTTTCCTCATAGAACGAAATTTCTTTTTCGATATCACGGAGTTGAGATGAAAATTTGGTTTTGTATTGTTCGAGTTTCTTTTGCTTGGTTGTGAGGTCACCAAGGGCTGCACGGGCATCTTCTTGAATGGTTTTATCGTGTTCCAAAAATTCGACCGTCTTTTGAAGGGCTGCAATTGACGTATCACATTGCGTAATGCGTGATTTAATTTCATCAACCCGCTTCTCCTTATTGGCTTCTAGAGTTTCGACATATTCTTTTTGAATGGAGGCTTTCTGCTTCAAAACTTCCAGCTTACTGTCGGCATCCTGAATTTGATCCTTCAATGTGTTCATCTTATCACGCAACACAACATTCATGGTAGTGAAAATCTGAATATCAAGAAGGTCTTCAATGATTTCGCGACGAGTACCAGATGGCAACTGCATGAACGGCGTGAACGAAGCCGATCCAAGAATAACAATCTGTGTAAATGATTTATAATTCAACTTGAGAATGGATTCCTCAAGATACTTCTGATAGTCACGGGCGGCAGCATCTTGGTTAATCAAGTCACCATCAACGTAGATTTCAAATAGATTTGGCTTGATGCCACGCACAATCTTATAAGACTTGCGGCCAGATTGGAACTCCACCTCAACCAGAAGTTGCTTCTTGTTGATGGAGTTTACCAGCTGAGGCTTGTTGATGTTACGAAATGGCTTACCAAAAAGACTAAAGCACAATGCGTCAAGCATCGTTGACTTACCACCACCATTCTCACCAACAATCAGAGTGTTGGGTGAACGGTCAAGTTTGATTTCGGTAAACTGGTTGCCAGTCGAAAGAAAGTTCTTCCAACGAATTGCATTGAAAATAATCATACAGTAACGTTCTGTGCCTCAACATAAAGAGTCTGTAGAATAGACTTAATACGGGTTTTTTCAAGATCGGTTTGAATGGTATCAACGAAATCAGAAAGAACAGTCATAGTGTCTTCGACATTCATTTCTTCATCGTCCATGGCTTCCGTTTCAAACTCTGAAAAGTCTTCGACAATTTTTAGTTCAATCAGATTTAGATCATATAACTTATCAACAAATCGGTCAAACTTGTAGAAGTCAGACTTCTTAACAACAACTAACCGAACACAACTCCCAACAAGTGGACTAAGATCAAGCAAACTAGGGTCGTTAGTAGTGTCATCATAATAGATTTTATGAAAGATCCTAAACGGGTTTTCATAAAATTCGATTTCATTAGTTTCCGTATCATAGATGTGATAGCCTCTTGGATCGTTATAATCAGACCAAGTAAACTCATAAGTGTTACCAAGATAGACAATATTCCCAGAACGACTACGATGGTGAAAATGCCCACTACAAACAAGAGGGAACTTATCGAAAGATTTCGTATCCATGCCATGGTCGTTTTTGTGGCCTCGATACATCTCGAAACCCGCGAACTCGAAGTGGCCGAAGACGGCTTGTGCAGTTGATGCATTGACAACCTCCATTGTCTGTTCATAGTTGCCCGAACAAATCCAAGGAACAAGCAACAGGTTCTTACCGTCTACAATGATTTCTTCTGCTTCTGAATAGGTGATAACATTTTCATATTCGCGAAGAAGAAGATCGAGGCTATTGACCTCGTTGGTATTCTTGAAGAAAGTATCATGATTACCAGCAATCATATGAACATCGATGCCCAAGGCGCTGGTCTTGTCAAAGAAATACTCACGGCACTTCTTCAACGTATTATAATTTATAAACTTGCGCCGATCAAAAACATCACCGAGGTGAATGATAGTTTTGATTCCATCCCGTTCCAGATGAGGGAAGAATGTTTCTGTGTAGAACTTCGCAAAGAAGTTATCGAACGGGATGGAATCTGACCTAGCACCGAAGTGCGTGTCTGTGATCAACGCAATTTTCATGACTTTAGAATTCCGAGCAGAGTATTTGTCTGGCTGATAGCATCATCAAGAGCATGGTGATGCGTATCATTTTCGGCGGCGCGGATCTTAGCATTGCTTAGACCCATAAGATTCATTACGGTACGATAGCACATGATGCTATTGTAACGCCAAGGATAAGGAAGACCAACTGCATGATAAGCCGACTCCATGATACTAATATCAAATGAAGCACCATTACCCCACGGCATTACCTTGTCTCTACCAATCCAGTCGGTGAAACTTTGTAGTGCTTCCGTGAGGGGCAGTTGGTCAATAAGAAGCGCGTCTCTTGCTGCGGCACTTTGCTGCATCCACCATTCAATAGTAGACTTGTCAACATGAAGACCTGCCGCCTTACACGACTTGGCATCAATGTTGCAATAGAACTTATCGATAATACCTTCACCGAGAGTGAACTTGGTAGCACCAATAGAAAGAATGGTTGCGTTGGCTCTTGTCGAAAGAGTTTCCAAGTCAATCATTACATGAACGGTATTAGGATCAGTTACTTTCACTTCTTTTTTAGTCCATTATCCTTGGCGTATTTAGTTAGCGCATTATCGCAAAAGTCGCGAATGTTTTCTACGCTAACCATATAGTTGTGCCGAATGTTAGAATTGTTAGCCTTGTCCTGCATGGCATCGACCATCTGTTGGACGATTGCAGGAACCAATAGTTCCTTACTCATATTTCACCTTATTTGGCGGGCGGCTCTGTCTTGTTTGCCGCCGCAGCATCGGTAGCTGCTTCTGTGGGAATTGCTTCTTCTAGAGCCTGAGCGGGGTCCGTCTGAGCGCCATCAGTAATACGCTTCAATACAATCTGTCCGTTACAGATCATATAATGCTGACCTTCACCCAGCTTCGAAGATTCGAGATAGATACATCCTGCGTTCTGAACCGATACGGTCTTAACTTCTTCGCGGTGTTCTGCTACACTGGTGATAATAGAGATCAGTCCAGTAGCGGCTGCACCAAACATGAGGAGCGAGAACCAATTGTCGGAAACAAACGACTTGATGCCAGGGGTAGAGATTTTAAGGTTGTTCAAATCAGTCATAATAAGCCTTTCAATTAGAGAGATGTTCTCATCTTACTCTAAATCTAGTCCAGAGTCAACAGTTTTTTGCTTGTCCAGATATTTTGGTCGGCGCTTAGGAATGTTCTTGACTTCTTCTGGCTTTTCATAATCGTCCACGAGGTCAATGGTCTTCTTTAGGTAATCAATAAACTCGTTGCCGTAATCACCGCCATCATGGTCCTGAGTAATCAGGTCATGAACATCTAGATTTCGAATGTATCTATACTTAGCGGCCTGTTGCTTCTTCTCTTTCGCGATACGGCGTAAGAAGGCATAATATGTAATCTGCGTGAAGTAAGCAAAGGGATTCCTAGACTTAGCAGGATCGAAGTTATCGATGTAAGTAATGCAGTTCTCAATTCCGTCAAGGATCATCTCCTCACGATAGGTATAGTTAATGAAGTTGGATTTATAAGCCAAGTGATTTGCAATCTTTAGGAAGCATTCACCTAGATAGTTTGGGACGCGAGGCTTCTTACTAGGCTCATAATCTGGCTCAGCCTTAGCAGCTAAAACCTTATTTCTATACTCCGTTATCTTTTCTAGGAATAAAGCGTTGTCCACATAGTGAACATTATTTTTACGATTTTTGGCCATTTGCCCTCCACATATTACATATTTTGTTATACTATATTAATTTAGGTATAGCAATGTTTTTTTGAAAAAAGTATTTACAGGTTGTGATTCTTGGTGTATAAGAGGCTATGTCCTCTATAAAGAATAACATCTAATTAAGTAAGTTTCTGCTTCTTAGTATTCTTGCTTGAAGCATTTCGAGTTCATCGTAGCTTTCTTCTCGCTCTATGGCAGCAGGGCTGTCCCCCACATACATGTTGTATTGCTCTAGAAGATTATCTTTTAAGGCGCCAGTGGTAAGAACTTCTCGAACACTCAATAGAAAACTTTTATCAGAAGAAATTCCGATCCAGGGTTTCAAAAGAAAAGTTTCACCATTAACTCCATCTTGAACAACAGGCACAGGAACGACCGCAATAGGATCGTCTAGCCATATCATTGTCTCTTCGGCATTACGAACCCCTGCGATGATCGTTTCACCATTTTTCAATCGCAGAACGGACACATTCTTCATAACTGAATCCTTACCAACTTATAATTAAAACTCTCTTCATTGTAGATTTTAATTCGTTCGATCATATGGGATAGTGTATAGTTCTTTCTGCTTTTCCATGTTAGATCATCACCGATATCAAACAGTCTACATGCCGTTTTATCGTTACCCTTTCTAAGTCCTCTACCAATTGATTGTAGATTTCTGATTCGAGACTTAGACGGCGAGGCAAAGATAACGTTGTGGAGGTTTCTAATATTTATACCCGTTGAAAACGTGCCGTAGGACGCTATGATAATAGCGTCTTTTTCTTTTTCTGTAATGTCTCTGATAGCCTCTCGCTGTTGCGTATCAGTTCCACCATGGACAAAAAACACTTGGCGATTGTTTCCAACTTTATTGTTAATAAGATCATATAGAACTTGGCCATGTTTTTCTACAAACTGGAACAACACCAGAGTATTACCCTTTTGCGTAGTAGCTAGATTTTTGATCACATTGTTTCGCTTAGGATGCGCAACTAGCCAGTCCATCTCTTGCTGGTAATTGTAATCCTTCATGATCTTCTTTTCTTCATCCGTATAATCTAGAACAATACAGTGAATATCTAGATCAGCTACCGATCCTTGATCCATCAGTTCCTTGGTAGAAATAACTTTCTTAACTTTACCGAACAGACCTTCAAGAATAAGTTTGTGTGTCTTCATTCCATCTAACGTACCTGTGGTACCAATACGATACTTTGTGTTGACGCATTTATCAAAGATAGATGTTAACGACTTTGCTTTAAACAAGTGCGCTTCGTCACCATATATAACATCAAACTCATCAAAGAACTTTTTCGGTAGCTTGTAGATGGACTGCCAGGTTGAAATTACAATCTGAGCTTCGTTTGTCTTTTCATGCCCAGCATAAATCTTGGCGCAGTTCTGAGATACATACCAGTCGGTGTGTGATGCGTAGTCTTGAAAGTCCTTATACATCTGTTCAACGAGTGAAGTGGTAGGCACAATAATAAGTTGCTTACGACTAAACTGTTGGTGATATCGCATTAGTAGATAGATGATCAGCGACTTACCAGATGCGGTAGGCGAGAGTAGCAGTGTGCGCCCGATACGGATAGCATACTTAACCGCTTCAAGCTGGTAGTCTCTAGTCTCAATAGGTTTATCTTGGCTGTGTAAGTTCAACGATTCTGCGAACTTCTGCACATCCTCTATAGTTACTGGGTCGCCTATGCGTTCTATATCAACATCTACAGAATAGTCAAGTCTTTCTGCAAACTCTCTAAGATAGGGGAGAAGACCAACATAGAGTTCTTTTGTCCAGATATTGAACAGTCTAGCTTTACCATCCCAAAGTTTGGCACGATATGTGGGCATGAAACGTGCGCCCGGAACTTCAAAAGTGAAGTAATCATTTAGTTCTTGTGCAATTCCAGGATCGCAATCGACCTTTAGATGCACTTCATTTTTCTTGGAAACTTTTAGATCACTCACATCAACCCGTTTGTAAATTTAGTCCACTCAATGGCATTCTTACTGTCCCATGTTCTACTATTTAGTGAGCGTATAATTTGCTCTAATTGATAGAGCAACGCCTTAACATATTCTACCTTGTCCATAGAACGAATGATATCTTCATCGCAGTTGATACGATCTTCCATATCATGCTTCAATGGCTTTAGGCCTTGATACTGATCCCAGCCGCGCTCTTGAAGTTCGTCTAGTGTCATCTCACCACGAAAGTATTTGGCTTTATCGCGGCGCATACGATAGTAGTCTGCTTCTGCCTTTCGCAGTTGCAGTTTTGTATTAGATAAAATGTTTAGATATTTGGCGTGAAGTTCAGGGGTTTTTGTAGACTCTCTACCGAGATTTAGTTCATCGATTTTAGAGTCGCTGACCCACATGTCTTGGACTTCTGACAATTTCATAATATAGCCTCAATTATTAAGTAATAAACTTATATAGCGTGTATTTAAATGTAGCTTCTGCGGTTAGATATTGTGCATTACCATCACTGATATCAAACTCAAGGCCTTGTAGAGCAATAGGATAACAATCCATGAATTTAATTTGCATAGATGGATTTAAATCTGAATCGAGAATAGTTAAAGTTGCGTCCGAATAGTCACCCGAGCTACTGAAACCTTTTGCAGTTCCGCCTCTAACTTTCTTAAATTCTTTATATTGCTGGCGTTCCTCTGGGAAGCCTAAACCTACCATCCAATCATGTAGTTCAATATAGTTTTGAAAGTTTTCTTGAACAATAAACTTTACTGTTAGTTCGTCGTATGTAATATTGGTACCAGGAACAGTAAAGTCTACCAACGGGTTAGCAAGAAATGCTGTTGATAGAGTCATGTTTGGAATCTGTGCAGCTTGGCAGAAGAATGACACATTTGGAAGCGTATCAATATTAAACTGAAAACCATTTGGTTTCAGGTAATTCAGAGTATCTGGCGTATATAGTGTTCGTTTTGACATAACTTCCTCCAACAACTATTTATAACGAAAAAGGGGAGAGCATTTCTGCTCCCCCCAGTTTCTTGCAACCCTTCCTCTAACGGGAAGGTATCGATTACATAAGGTTAGTAACCTTAACGCGACGATAGTATTGGTTGCGGTTGGCAGTGAATGTATCACCGTCAGTTGTGCCGTTCGACTGTGTAACGTATGGGTTAGCAATCATGCCGTAACGAGTCTTGAAGCCAATCTTTGGCTGGAAGCTGTTAGGATCGATTGCACGAACCATCTGTAGAGGAACGTATGGGCAGTAGAAGAGACCAGCGTCATAAGCTGTAGCGCCCTTATAACCAACAACGTAGAACTGGCTAGCAGCACCGGTGTTAGCTGAGTAAGGGTCAACGTAAACCTTCTTACCGCTGATTGTACCAACGAATGTGTTGCCGGTATCATCAACATCTAGAGCTGGCGAACCCTGTAGGGCGCGACCGGTGTCAAGAACACCTGCCATTGCAAGAGCAGCAGCAACGTCCGACGAACAGATGATGAAGTTACCCTTACCACGGCGGGTATCTTGAGCGATTACGTTAGCGTCACGTTCAATGTTGAACAGAAGACCCTTGAAGCGTTCTACGCTCCAACGACAGTTCGAGTCAAA